CCGTGCCATCCAACGTAATACTCTGAGCCGTCAACGTCGTAACAGTAGGCGTAGCAGTCCAATCAGACTCGCCCGAAGCATCACTCGCCAACACGCTATTAGCAATCGGAGTCGAAGAATTAACACCAACCTTAGCTTCTAATGCTTGAACAGCATCACCAAGGTTTTCATGCAACTCAGCATGAGCAGGATGCCCAGAACCAGTAGCATCCAACTCCGTGCTAGCAGCAGGCAAAGAATCGCCAGCAACGGTCGTAGCGTCATCTAAACTCGCCGGAAAATTAATAGCCATTATTTACCTCACGGAGTCAAGTCAATAGAAAAAATGCCAGAAGCATCCCAAGTAATAACAAAATCGCCATTAGAAGATGACTTGTCAGCCCCAAAATCAATGTAAGCAATCAAAGGGTCATCCGTTAGCGAATCGTCATAAAGGACCGCCGCCCGAGCCGTAATCGTAGAAGAATTCCAAGTTATATTACCGGCATCAAACGTAATCGTGCCGCCAGCCTGCGTCAACGTCACCGAAGTTAACGACTCGCCGCCAGCCGTATAGCCAGTGCCAACAACCTCATTCGTCACATCAGCTTTAAAATCATGCGCGCCAAAATCAGGCGTGTACGCAGAAGTAACAAGCATAACCTTAAACCGGTCAGCAGTCGTATCGTCCAAATCCAAAGCAAGGTCGTTCTTCAAAGCATTGAGAAACGTAACCCCATAAAGTCCACTAGCCATAGTTACTTCTTCTTCTTCTTCGCAGCCATCTTCTTACGCGCCTTAGCAGCCGCCGCTTTCCCAGCAGGCGTGTAGGCGTAATGCTTGCCATTGACTTTCGGCATAAAAACCTCACAAAAGGATAAAGGGGAGCCGGGACCGCGCAGGCCCCCGGCCCCCTCTACCTTACACCATCCAACTATCAGGCGTTAGCACCAATGCTGGACGAAGTTTCAATCCGACGAAGCGAAGCTTCACGGAACCGGCCATAGCCGACAAGGTGGTACCAACCAACAGGCTGGAAACGACGGAGCGAATCGGTCACCGGACCAAACACAACGCCGGGGTCAGAACCAAAGCCCGCAGCACGGCTGTGAGCCTTAGCAAGAGCCTGCTTGCCACAAATCAACGTGTTGTACACGTCAACGTTAGAAGCGCCAGCATCAGTTTCAATGACCAGACGCGGAGTTTCAATAAACTCAACGCCGCCAAAGGTGCCAATGCTACCCGCACGCACGCCAGCGCCATCCTGACGAATCTGGTACTGAATGATGTCAGTAACAGCAGTATCGGCCCGAAGGTCGTAGGAAACGTCCGGATGAATAAAGCCCATGTAGTTCGCGCCCATCCAGCCCGGAACCGAAGCCGAACGGAGAGCCGCAACCTGCTGACGAATGTCGGCAGCGTCAAGGTTATCCGTAGCGTCAATGGTCGCGGTGCTGGTAGCGTCGCCACCATAAGCCACGTTGGAACCGCCGGTCAAAACATCATGGACAATCTTGTCAATGCTGTTTGCCATGTTGTAACCAATGATGTTCGCAGCGTCAGCATCAACGTTAAGGAACGAGGTTCCACGCAGCTTAGCGGTGGTCGTAACCGCGTTGCCATATTCAGCGAGAGAAACCGAAACGGTCGAATCGCTAAGAGCAACAGGGGTAACGTCCGACGTTTCAGTCAGCGCCGAAGTAGCCTGCGACAAATCATCATAAATGGTAAACTGAACAGACGAACCCACATGGGACTGGTTGGTGGACTTAACGTCCGCGACCATCTCAAACATCGGCTGCGAACGCAACGCGAAGTAGGCAAGCTGTTCAAACGCCGTCTGGACAGACGACACACTAGATACTTGGGTATAAGCCATTAGAAAATAATCTTTCTGTTATGGCCTACCAAGAATTACATTGCTACGTTCCAAGAAATCCCGTTGGCCTCAAGCAAATCGCGAAGCTCTTGTTCGTTAGAAGTCCGAGCAATAAGCGCGTCAAGTTCAGGGTTTGTAACGGGACCAGCATCATCAGCAGCCATCGAAATCCGCCGCTCAGCTTCATAATCAATCGACGGCTCTTGCGTATCTGACGCACTAGCCCCAATCAATCCAAGCTCAGCTGCTTCAAGTCGAATGGCTTCTACAGTCATTTCGCCTTCATAACCCTTCATAAAATACTGGCCTTGCTTATTAGCAGGGTCTACGCCAGCATCACGAAAAGCTACTTCGCGTTCCAACTGCGCCAACCTAGCAACCGCTTCATCCCCAGCTTTAGCTCGGGCTTCCATGTCACGACGCCAGTTTGGCTTTGATTCTTGGCTAACAGTTTCATCCTCAGTAGGCATTTCTTCTGTCATATGTCACTCACCTTCAATACGCGCTTACGCCGGTGGAACGCAAACGGGGTTAATAAAGTAGAACAGCTCACCCTTACGGGGCCGAACTAATTATTAGAGTATTAAAGAAATAGAGTTATGTCAACTACCGGACAACACCAAAGCCAGACAAGCCCTCATTCCCTAATGCTGCGCCAGACTTTCGTTCAGCCAAAGCCTGCCGTTCTTTACGCAACCGCACCAAATCAGCAACAGAGTCAGAATCAAACCCAAACATTCCTGCAACAGTTTCACTAGAAGTCAAACCACGACGCTGCCCAAACAACGTCTGCGTAAACGCGCCCTTACCAGTAGCAAACTCACGCACCTGCGAAGCACTAACGCCTTGCTGCGCCAACCGTTCAGCAGTCGAACGATCCAACCCAGTACCCAACGCATTCGCAGCAGCAGCAGAAATACCAGCAGCCTCGGCTTGTATACGAGCATCAAACAAACTTACCGCACGATCAGGGTCCAAGAAATAAGCCATAAGGTCCCCATCGTCTTTAACAGAAACCCCATACAACTCTTGCAACTGCGCCTTAGCTTGAGGATCTACGCTTCTAGCAAACTGCTGCGCAAACCCCAAGCGAGTTTCAACCTCGCCAGCAGACATATCATTGCCAATAAAATTAGCAAAATCTTCTGGACTGTCATAAAACGACTGCGGCAACCCAGCGTTACGGAACAGATTCCTATACGAATCTTCTAACGCCAAATACTGGTCAGTAGAAATAGGAGGCAAACCTTGTTCCTCACGCATAGCCATGCCTTTAAAACGATCTTTAAACTGCGGCGTATCTTTCAACAACAACGGAATAAGAGCAGAACTGTAACCGTCAATCAAATAACCTTGAGCAACTTCATACAAACTACCCAAACCGTAACGGTCAAGAGTGCGACGCAATAACTCAAAATCATTAGCGTTTACTTCGCCTGCCCCAACAGTTTCACCTTCTTCACCAAAGTAACCATAACCTCTAACTTGAGTACCTACTGGAGTAGAATAAGCTTCTTGAAGAGAACCCTCAGGAATGTTGCCAAATGAGCCAGTTCCCCACTTAGAAGCAGCAACAAGGCTTTGCAACTCTTGAGGATTAGAACCCCTACGCAACGCATCAACAATGCCGGTGTAATACGAAAGTTTTAAAGTATCCACAATCGCATCCACACCCTGTTGACGCGAAGGATAACTCTTAACACCTGCTTCATTAAATCGAGTGCCGCCAAACCCCGGACGCATAGTCGCCAAAGGATTGTTCTTAGCACGAGTATTTTCGCCCTGCATCCATGACAACATTGCACGAATATTTTCGCGCGAAGGAGGAGCACCAACGCCCAACAAAATTTGGGTAGCAAACCAGCCGCGAGTCGCAGTTTCTTCTTCAGCCATTAGACAGCCTTCCCAAACGTCGAAGCAATATTCTCAGCCAAAAGTATTGCAGCGCTCTTGCCGCCCGTAGTCTGCTGCCACTCCGGCATCCCACGAATATGCTTACGCAATTCACCAATAGTCATAGGCCGCGCAGAACTTTCATTATCAGGAATAAACTGAATGATCTCAGGAAAGTCACGCATCAAATCAATGCTTTGAGTATTGATCTCTAACATGCTCGCCAACTCTGCTTTATGCGAATCAAAGTAATCATCTGGAGTAAAACCATTAGAAATATAACTAGCCAACTCTGGGTAAGTAGCAGAAGCCTGCTGCCCAAACAGATTGTTTAAGTTCTCAACAGTTTGATTACCAATAAAAATCTCTCTAGCGTACTCAGCAGCTTTCTCATCACTCAATTTAATAAAGTATTTTGACGCTAGATTTTTAACAGTATCGACATCAGACTTCATTTGGCCGCTGTCTGCCTCTGCAAAATCTAATTGCAATTCGCTATACAAATACTCAAGAATATCTGCGGGATTATTTTCATCACCAAACCGCTTAATGTCAGCAGCAAGCTTAAAAAGCTTTTCATTAGAAAGTTGCAAATTGTAGTTGATATTTATTTGCCGCAACTGGTCAATAGTGCCCTCTAGATATTCTTCTTTTTCCAACTGGTTCATTCCCGCCCAGTCAGTATCAAAAGTGCGCATGCTCTGATTAGTGTTTTGCCACCATTCAGTATTCCTCAACAAAGCTTCTTGGCGATTTGTACTTTCAATCTCGTTATCTTCAATGTAATCAACAATGGAGACAGTAGTTACGCCTTCTTCATACGAAACAGGCATACCATTTTCGTCCAAACCAATTATCAAAGAATCTTTGTTTTTCCTAAAGAAATGCGCATAAACGCCAAACATGGCGTCATCAATCATTTCTTCTTCGGTCCGGGCAACTACCGGAGCTAACTGTCTGCCAGCTTCAGGTGACAAAAGAGCAGTGGGGGAAGCAGTTTCAGTTTCAGGAACTGCCGGGGCCAACTGCCTGCCCGCTTCGGGGGGCCTAGAAACTACGGGAGCCAACCGCTCCCCAGCACTAGGAGGAACAGGAGCAGGACGAGCAACAACATCATCAAGCTTATTAAGCAAATCTTTAAAATTGTCAACAGAATTATAAATCTGTATAAGTTCCGCATCAGTTAAATCGTAGTTCTCCTGAATCCATTCGCGCTGATCCGAAGTCAACACCAGCCCAGAATCGGATACATACATTTTGCCTTCAACGCCAACTGCCATTATTGTCCACCACCCCGAATAATATTAACAAGACCTCCCATAATACGAGCACGATTAGTGCCA